GAAGTCAATCGCATCTTGCACGTCCTCGCTCTTGACCGACTGGCGAGCTATGGCTTCGTTAGCAAAATCAATAACTGACCGTAAACATTTAACATTTACTGCGACTCTCTCTACATTCTGTTCCTCACCATATTCAAGTTCATATTCAATATTACGGACGTCTTCTTTCAATTCATCAAAATCCATCATTTATATTCCACCAACACTCTTGTCAACACCCTTTCTGCCGCTTCTGTCTCGCCACACAACATAAGAGAGATCGCCTTTTTAATTCCTCTCTCTAATTTAAACAACCTTATAGTTTTATCTTGTAGAGACATACTTCCCGGAAGCATATATCCTTCCAGAATGTTTTTTAATAAAATAACACAATCTTCTTCTGTTATAGGATAATGGTTGCTTATAATACTGGCTATTTCTTTTTCTGAAAACACTTTAACACTTTTATAGTCTATCTCGCCAAGCTGAAAAAACTCCATGCCTTTGTATTCAAATACTTTTCTCGGCTGTTCTCCGTCATATAAAATTTCTTTTGTTTCAACACCAATTTCTTTAGCCAGCTTGTCAATGCCGCTATATATCTGAACACTGTTTTTATTAATGCCGCCGCTAAATATCAAAGAATTGTCAAAAATGTTGACAAGATTTTCTAACTCTTCGTGTACCGACATATTTGCCGCTATAAATCTATCTATATTTGTTTTTGCTTCGCTCATTTTTTTTACTCCCCGCCGTAAGGCTCTGGCTTCAATGTTTTTTCCACATCGACTAATATGAAGTAATATTTCAGATTAGTCGGAAGTTCTTCGGGTTCGCCTGTTCCATGCTTCGATTGCTTCTTCTTTGCTGTATTGTTTTGCAAATCCAAATAATAACCCACAATTACCACAGTCTACATGCCATTCGTCATCCCAAAATCCATAATTATCCTCTTTGGTTAAATTTGCTTTACCCCCACAAAATGGACATGTTTTAATTTCCATCACTCGTCACCCCTTTCCGCACGATATTCTTCGCCCCTTGTCTGCTTCATTCACCACCATACGGCTCTGGCTGTTTTATCCAAGCAACTACATCATGTGATACAGAAGATGAAGGCAATACATACCAAAACCAATTACCACCATGTTCAGCTCTGTCAGCTTGTCTAACCGTTCTACCAAAATTGTCTTTTATTGTTACAAGGTATCTACCTTCTTTGTTTGGTGGATTTTTTGTTCCCCACGTGAACTACCAACGACTAAAGTCGCAGGTTTCCTGCTCGATTGGTGCAACCACCAAAGCATAAACAGGCTATCTCCGTAGTTCCTACGGTTCTTATTTGTTACGCAACGATTATGCGCAATCCTTCGTTTTTAATATTTATAGCTGCGTTCCAATCTCTGTCATGGTGTATTCCACATTGGCAAATCCATTTTCTATCCTTGAGAGTCAATTCTTTATTAACCATTCCACACACATTACAAGTTTTGCTCGACGGAAACCATTTATCTATTTTAGATAAAAACTTACCTCTATCAGCAAGTTTGTAATCTAAAAATACAGTAAACACTCCCCAACCATTGTCTGAAACACTCTTGCCCAAATTTAAACATTGGCTCATTGTTTTCATATTTAAATCTTCAATACAAACCATGTCATAATCATTGGCTATCTGATTACTTAATTTGTGCAGAAAATCTTTTCTCTGATTAGCAACTTTTTCATGTAGCTTTGCAACACGCAACCTTTGTTTGTTCCTGTTCTTGCTTCCTTTTTGACAATGAGATAATTTTCTTTGTTCTTTTGCTAGTTTGTCTTGCATCTGCCTAAAATACCTTGGATATTCAGCTCTATTACCTTGGCTATCAGTAAATAAGTTTTTCATATCCATATCAAGACCAATAACATTATTGGGGTTAATTTCTACTGGCTTAATTTCACACCTATATTCCGTTAGAATACTGATGTAATATTTTCCTGTTGGAGCTTGAGATATTGTACAAGACTTAATTTGATATGTATTAGGTATTTGTCTGTGTAATTTAATTTTTATCCAACCTATTTTAGGTAGTTTAATTTTGCCTTGCTCAATGCGAATGTTACCATTTTGGTTGTTGGTTGTATAAGATTTTTTACTTTTATGTTTGCTTTTGAATTTAGGAAAACCAACTTTTTTGTCACGAAAGAAATTATTATAAGCAGATTGTAGGTTTTTTTGAGCATTTGCGAGTGCTAAATTGTCAACTTCATACAACCAATCAAATTCTTTTTTCCAATCGGAATATGTTTTTGGTTTATGTGATGCTAATTCAGTTTTATTATCTTTGTATTTGTCGTACAAATCTTTTCTTTCTGCTAACATTTGATTGTATATAAATCGTGTGCTACCAAAACATTTAGAAAAATATATTTCCTGTTCTTTATTTGGACATAATCTAAATTTATATGACTTGTTCATTATCTCATCTCGCCTCCTTGTGGTTTTGTGTTTGCGCACTCACGACTAAAGTCATGAAAATGCACAAATACACTATCCATATTGTTCTGGTCTCCTATTCCAAGCTTCAATAGCCGCTTCGCTATATAATCTTGTCATCTCTACTCCACAACATGTGCAATATACAGTGTGCACAATACCATACTTTCGTTGTGTAGACTCATATCCCGCTTCACCACCACAAAATGGACATTTTTCTAACATTTCCATCACTTAATCTCCCTGTTTTAATATTTGTCTGATTTTATCCAGTTTATTCTGCAATTCAATAGCCAACACCGCTTGCTCATAGATTGGCTTGTAGCAAACTTCATGTAGATATTCAGGACATTCAAAACCTTCCATCTTTATTTTTATTTCTAATTCAGTCAACATTATTCAATCCCCTATAACTCTCTATGTATATATCGTAAGGAAACAGGATTTGTTTTGCTTGCATCTTCTGGGTGTATGAAACAGGGGAATGATTCAACATCACCATAAATATTTGTTCTAAACAGGGTTTTATAGACAGGTTCGACGCTCCATATGTCTAATAAATCTTGCCGCTGTTTTTCTAGCCAATCAAGATATTCATATGCTTTCATATTATTTTCCACTTTCCTTTAAACTTATTATATCATACAAATCATCAATTGTCAACTGCTTTTCCATAACTATTTTTTCTGGTTCTTTGTAAAACAATGCCCTATGATTATCAGGCTCAAATGGGATATTAAAATGTCCACACGCTACCCACTTCTTAGCCCAATCAGTAGCAGTAGAACATGACATTCCATAAACAGAGCATTTAAAATATTTCTTACCATAATTTCTTTCATAAAAATTACAACAGTCACCACATTTTTTGCTATCAATCTTTCCATAATATTTGTGCATAGCATCTATTTTCCTAAGTATCATAAATATTACCAATAACAATATCGTATTTTTGAGGACAACAATCAGCCAAAAGCATACTGTCATAGTCATCTGGATAAAACACAACCATAAAAGCAGAGTGGTCATCATTAAATTCAACCCTGTAAATATCGCCTTCATCTGTTTGTAAAATATCTCCGCTATAAATTTCAGTGCCATTCCTGTCGCACTTGCCTGAAAACTGTCCTATCGTTTCAGGAATGACATCATGACTAATATAAAAATCGCTACTTATAATTATATGTTCTGAAAGTATATGGGCATATTTATAATAACCATAAACCCATAATCCATTTCTCTTTTTGCCCCTAAATTTATACTTCACCACTATTACCCCACTCTATAGATATATTAGCAATATTATGTCTGCCTAGTTTTGTTATTTCATAGAAAAATCCACAGTTTGTTAAAAGTTCATGTAAATACCTTATAATGGCATCTGTATATTCAGGTGTTGTTTTAGATGGTTTACAAAAAGCCGTAAATCTACCGTTTTGAATTGATTTATTGATTTCTTCAAAAACTTCTGCCGCTATTTTCCCTTTTTCTTCTTCAAGTGTGCTGTTTTTGTAAGATTGTTCATACGCCTGTTTTGCTGTTATAAAATTTTCCATTATTTGTACTCCCTATCATAAATGTTTCCAATCACTCCAATATAGCTTGCATGAGAAATTTCTTCAAGGTCAAACCTTATGTCTTTTAATATAATTGTTTTGTCGTATTCATGCACTCCTTGACAACATTCACCATAGAAAGTCTTATTTCATCTCCCTCGTAAATCATTTTACCATTACCGTCAAGAAGTCCGCTGTATTGTCCTATGGTTTCAGGAATAACCTCAACCGCATTTAGCGGGCGTTCCATGTTCCAATCAGCAAAACCACTTTTAAATATTAAATGAACTATATCTGTTTCATCAAG